GGGAAGATTTCCAACAGCCGCAACTTCACCAATGAAGTGAATCGATGTGCCTTGTGATCCTGTGCTTCCGGTTGGGCCAGTTGGTCCTACCCCGCCTACCCCGCCCGTGCTGCCAGTTGGGCCGACAACTCCCTGACTACCCGTAATGCCAGTTGGTCCGACATCTCCTTGTATTCCTTGTATTCCTTGTATGCCTTGAATGCCAGTTGGGCCAACAACGCCTTGAGCGCCGACACCGCCGGTTGGTCCGGTTGGTCCGAAGGGTCCCGTTGGTCCCGTTGGTCCATCACCTTTAAGTGCGCGAATAACAATTGAATGACTACTTGCGGGGGCGACTACAAAACTAAGTGTAGTACCTGAAAGAGTAAAGTCTGTGGTCGGTTTTTGTGCAACACCGTTTAAATAAACAAGGATGCTGTCAGTTATAAATCCAGCACCAATCGTAAAAGTTGTAGTGGTATTGTCACCAGTAAAAGAATAAGTGGTGGCCGTGAATGGAGAACCAATACCGGAAGTGCCAGTTGGACCAATGGGGCCTGTTACAGATGGCCCTGTGGCTCCTGTTGGACCAGTTGGTCCACCAACTGTTGAAACAGGACCTGTTTGGCCGGTTGGTCCAAGGGAGCCAACATTTCCTGTATCGCCCTGTATGCCTTGTATTCCCTGAATTCCCTGTGTACCTGTGGCTCCTGTGGCTCCTGTGGGGCCAGTTGGTCCGGTTACGCCTTGAATACCGAGTGGTCCTGTTGGGCCGGTAGCAATGGGGCCAGTTGGTCCCAGTGCGCCTGTAGGACCGGTAACATTTGATGCTGCACCCGGCGCACCCGTTGGACCTTGAACGCCTTGAGCGCCATCTAAATTGATTGTCCAATCGGCGTATGTACCGGAGCCGTTAACGCTGATGATATTGAATGTCAGTAAACCACTAACACTGTTGTATGAAACGACAGGACCATGAAGGTGAGTAACTGAGTCACCATTCCAAGAGATGATGATGTTCTGAGCTTCTGAGTACGACAGTCCTGTGCCGATTGTCAAAGTTAAATTAGAGCCTGTAGCGACTACCAAAGACGTTAAGCTTGTCGTTTTATATCGATCACCAGCTGCGCCAGTAGCACCTGTTGGACCAGTAACTGTTGAGGCTGCGCCAGTGGAGCCTGTATTGCCAGTAGCACCTGTTGGTCCAGTGGGGCCAACGACATTTGAATTAGCACCTGTTAGACCAGTTGGGCCAGTTGGGCCGGTGACAGCACCAGCATCAACCCATGCAGCACCGTTCCATGCGTATAAGTGACCATTGGCAGCAACAACGTAAGTGTCACCCGAAATGTTGCCAACGGTAGGCAGCAAAACAACGGTGGCAACAGTACCTTTAATGGTAATGCCTGTTCCAGCAGAACCAGTCGGACCAGTCGGACCGGAAAGAGGACCCGCGTCAACCCATGCCATCATGCACTCCAAACATAAATGTGATTATTCGCAGTGACGAGGTAAGCAGTGCCAGAGCTACTTGAGCCCGGCAGATTTCCTACTGTTGCTACAGTCCCGACTAAATTAATACCCGCACCAGAAGGACCCACTGGACCCACTGGACCTTGTGCTTGAACTTCAATAATCGTTGGAGAGAAGGCTGGGTCTGAAACAACCAAAACTTGATCTGTTCCAACCACTTGTAATAAGGTATCAGTCATCGAGTGATTCCTTTTGAAATATCAATATTCCCGTAAACCAATCGCGTCACCACCCCAGCCCCAGACACTATTTCCAAATCATATTTAGCTTTTGACCATTCAATTGCATTGGTAGTTGTTGCTGACAACAATAGCTGAATGCTTCCGGTGTTTGCCGTAATAATTATTTGACCATTTGCTGTGGTCAAATCTAAATAAATAGTTTCGGAAGAAACCGATGGACGAACTTGCATGCGGCCTGTATAGCCGGTTAGATTAATTACTGCGCCAGCGCTATCTTTCCAAAGAAAAATTTTACTTAGCGTAATGCCTTGCTCTATCGTGAAATTAAATTCTGCTGCTGCCATGTCAAACTCCTGTTAGTGTGACGCGCACGTCCGCACGGCTATTGCCGCGACTAGCTCGTTGCCTAGCCACGTTCACACCAGAATTAAATAGAGCCATTGCAGCAGCAGCAGCGGGGCCATTCGTCCATGGCTTACTTGCCATTGAAAGGAGCCTAAATTTCGCACCGTGAGCAATAGTCTCTGCGTAGTCTTCAAAAAGAAAATCATCAATAACTTTAGCCGTGCGTGTTGGCTTATACGCCACTCGTATGGTTAAAGCATTTGATACCGTTGCTTTTGGTATTGGATAGATAGTCAAGGTCCGTGCATCTTTTTGTAAATAAAAGCGAGGGTCTGACTGACTAACGTTTGCACCAGTAAAGGCGCTGTTATAAATCTCTGCGCGAGCCACGTTGTCAGGCGCTATAGGTATAAGCTCTACATCTTTGAACCAGACGCGCATTATTTTAGTGACCAAGTTATCTGTTGCCGGCTCCAAGTCGTAATCAATGATGCCAGCTACAACTTGTAGTGGATCGTGATCGCGCTGAAGAACAAGCGACTTTTCGCAGAATTCAATCACTGCTGCGCGGATTGCTATGTCTGCACTGATCTCTGGACAGCCGGATACATCCGGCAGAACGTACTGATAAAAGTTTGAAGTCGTAGCCATTTATACGTCGGCTGATGCCGCCTTAGGTGTAACGCCGTCCATGTTTGCAAAGTTCGGTGAGGTTGCATAACGTTTGCGGTTGCCAATGCCAAGAGTGCCGGCAAACATTTGGTAGTGAGTTCCGGCACGTTGCATGTTTCCTGCGTAATCCGCATCTTTGGAAAAAGCACGATATAAGATGTAGTCAAGTAAAACACCTGCGTAAATATCTTCACCGGTTAAGGCCGAAGAAGATGCAACATCCCCGATGAGAATGTCCACTGGTGACTTGCTGTAAACAATTTCAAGTTGATGGGCTGCTTTGGCGGGTGGGTAGACGTAGAACACCTTGGGTGAGCGCTCATCAAACATGAAGTGCTGTAACGTTGTGGAAACCGCTTCTGTGTGCCATTCGGGAAGTTGTGCGTCAAGAGTTTCGCGCTCTGTAATTCTGACTGAGCGTCCAACTGCACCTGCCGCTGACACGTTTCGAACGGCGTCTAAGAAGCGATTGCCGTCAGAAGGAATCGTTTGTTTTGTTCCAGCAACAAGAGCCATCACTGTGGATGACGAATAAATATCTGGGCGATGGATCGCTAGTTCACGACGGCCATCATTCATGTATCGGAGAAGCTCTGCCAACGCCCAACGAACATTCGTTGCGTCCTGAAGAATATCTCCGGCTCGCGTTAATACTTCACTTGGGGTTTGTGCCATTTAGCTCTCCAGTTTCACGCATCACTTTTTTACGGCGAGTAAGTTTGACAACTTCAGGCACGGGTAATACTTCAATCTTTTCTGCAAAGATTTCAAAGTCGCCGCTATCCATTAAGACTTTATGAAACGCATAAACATCACCACTTTTTTTGTGTCTTAGCAAATGCATGTTTTTTCCAAAAAAATGGGGGACTGAGTAAACCCAATCCCCCTTGCGCTAATTAAGCGTAGAAGAAGCCCTGAACCAAGGCTTCTGGTTTGATCACTTTGTAGCCATAGACGTTCAAGCCACGGACAAGATTGCCGAATGTGGATTGCGAGCGTAGTGACTCAACTTTTGTGATTTGCGATGCAAAAGTAACCGCATCATTCGTACCAGCGTAAACATAAGTACCGCCAAGAGTTGTGGAGGCCACGACTTTTGGAAGCAAGTTGCTAACGTAGATAGTGAAACGGTCAATCGTGCCAAGGCGACCATTGCGCATAGGCGTTTGGCTGTCACCAGTGATCGAGGCGTCTTTCAAATCAGACGACTTAATCATTGCTGCAATCCAAGCTGGGATCACCAACCAACGGCCTGTCTCAGGTACATTCTGCTCGTCCAATACTTGGCCCATACCAATGATTTTTTCGATCACATTTGTCTTTGACAGCTGAACTGAAGCCAATGTTGCTGTACCGTCACCTGCATTGCCATCACCCAAAGCAACGTTGCCAGACAATACGCCGGCAGCAGCACCTTGGTTAGATGCGTGTGCAGCATTTTTGATTGCAAGCAAAACATCGGTATCAACCGCAATTTTCATTTGTTGGGCAGCATCATTGGTGAAGATGTCCATCAATTTCAAATCAGCCTGAACGCTATCCACATCGTCAACGACGACTTGGAAGTACTTACCTTGATCAATGTTCAACTCGATCACGCCGCCGGTAGGAACCTGTGAAGACAGGGTCTGACCTTTGGTGTAGTTAGAGATGGTGATCGAAGGAATTGTGCGAATTTCAACCTTGTCGCCTTGGTCTTTGATTTCGCCTTCCCAATCGTTGTTGGTGATAGCACTCAAAACGGTGGATTGGTAGAACTTGACCTGAAGTTTTCCAGACCAAATTTGGGGGATGAATCGTCCACCGTATGCATCAGTACCAGCTTGGAATGTTGTTGAGCCGACTGGACCGTATGTGTAACTGCCATTAACTGCTAGGGTCATTTTGTTTCTCCAAAAATTTGACCCGCCGCCTTACTAAACAGTAAGGTTTCACGTGAAACGGTATTGTCTCAACGCAACCTTCCGTCCGTTTGAGCGGCGAAGATATCTTGTTCAATTTGAGACGCCTGTTCAGGATTAACCGCACCTCGTCGTACATCGTCATAAAAACGAGCGACTTCTTGCGTGTTCCAAATCTTTCGCGCTGGCGGTGCTGAATGCGATTTACTCGCGGTAGGCACTACCTGATTTGCAAAAGATGGTCGAGGCGTCTCGACTTGTTGTGGTTGCTGCGTGTCCGCATAAGTGTTGAAGAAGTTTGCAATACGCCATGAGTCGAGTTTTTCGTAAGCATCATCAAAAATCTCTTGCCTCTGCTTGCCTGTATAAGGATCAAGGCTAGAGAGGTGGTCAAGGAATTTCTGATCTGTGTTTAGCGATTCCCATTGCGGTGCATCTCTATTCAATGAATCAAAGAATTGAGAGCGCGCTACAGAACGTTGCTGCTCTGTGATTGTTTCAAGCTGCTTCTTAAGACCCTCATCTGCCGGAGCTTGTTGGCTCTTGGCAGCGCGCTTAACCATGTCGATGAATTCGGCGCCATACTGCTCGATCTCCTCTGGCTTGATGCCATCGTTCGAGGTGTTTGGTGCTGTAGCTACTGGCTCTGATCTGCTTTGCGATTCGCTCAGTTGATCCTTAAGCTCACGGATCGACTGGGCCATGCGTGGCATCTCTTTCGCCAAACGACCTTCAGCCACCTTTGCGCGTTGCCGCCAGTGGTTGATGTCGCCGCTTTCTTCTTGTGGTGCGGGTTCCGAAATATCTGTCGCTGCGGGTTCCACAGGTGGAGCGCTTTGTTCAGTAATCGGTTGAGGTTCTAAAGGAACAGCTTGGACTGGTTCACTTTGCTGCACTGGAGCCTCGGCTGGGGCCGAAGGAGTTCCATACATATCTTGGTAGGCTTTTTCCGCAAGCTCGGCTTGCTTCTCTACATTTTTGTTAACACGTGGCATTTAAATTTCCTCTGAGCCATGTCCGAACGCGCAGGGAGCCTCTTAGGAGTCTCTGCCTACGTTGATCTGGAATTCAGGGCGGGGCTAGATACCAGCTTTCGCTGGCGCTTTTAGTGTTCCGAGGAACACATTCGAATCAGGTCCGAGAGCGCTTGGCAGTAGCCTTGCAGCTTGTGGCTTTGGACTGCCGCTGTTGCAGCTTCCAAGTCCCCACGCATTAACTCTCGCTCTTGATTCAAATACTCTAAAAATTGAGTGAAGTCTGAGTCCCGTCTCAGTCGCTCAATTGATTCTTTCTGTCTGGATGTGATCACTTTTTAAATGATTGACGTTGCCAAGACATCTTGTCGAAATGGGTGGGCATGACCATGCCGCCATTAGCCATAGGACTGGCATTAATTTTTTTACGTTCATCATCTGATAGAGGATCGCCATCAACAACTAGCATGCGCGCAACACCAGCATATGCATCCATTGGATCGCTTTCTTTGCCGCTTCTGCCGATCAATACTTCTTTCAGCATCGCGTCTTGAGTCTTGTTGCGTTCTTTGGCATCTTTGTAGCGCTCACCAGCTAAGTAACCTTGACCGGCTCCAGAAATTAACGAAGTAAGTTTTCCCATGATTTTTCCTTTATTGCATTGGTGCTGGTGGTTGACCAGCTTGGGGTGGTTGACCTTGTTGCATCATTTGTTGCTGCTGCATCATTTGCTCTTGAGCTTGCTGTTGAGCCTGTTGAGCAGCCAAGATTTCTTCGGGCTTTGGAATGATCTTGTCTACATCAATGTTTAAGCCTTGTGCAGCTTGACGCAGAAGCTCAGCACG